ACTCCTTGAGATGGTATTGAATGCCATGCTTGAAGTAGCTAGGCGTAAGTTGGATGCAGAAGACATTGTCCGTGTTATGGATGATGACTTAGGTGTGCAGCAGTTCCTAAAGGTTACTAAGGCTGACATCACCGCTTCTGGTAAGCTACGTCCTATTGGTGCTCGTCACTTTGCTGCTCAAGCTCAGTTGATGCAGAACCTTCAAGGGCTTATGGCTAGTCCTGCTATGGTTCAGATGCTTGCTCCACATACATCTGCTAAGGCTATGGCTCTGCTTGTAGAAGAAACTCTTGGCCTCACTCGCTTCCAGCTATTCAAGCCTAATGTGGCTATCTTTGAACAGCAAGAGACTCAAAGATTGGTATCACAGGCTCAAGAAGACTTGCAGATGGAAGCTTCTGTTGATCCAAGCTCAGGACAAATCGGATGAAATTAAATTGGGTTAAGGGTCTCTCCCCTAAAGAGAAAGAGGAAATGAAGCTCCTCTTCTCTTCCAATGCTCTTTTTAGGGAGAGAGCTATTGCAATTCTCCAAGAAAAGCAAAATTCTCTTGCTAAACGCAATACTTTAGAGGATGCATATGATTCTCCAAATTGGGCATTAAAACAAGCAGATGCAGTGGGTTATGCCCGAGCTATGCAAGAGATGATAAGTTTATTTTCAAAATGATGTATCCGATTGTCTAAAAAACCAGTATTAGTAGTTACTCTTAAGTATACTTAGTTAATGCTTAGTATTTCTTAAAAACTGAATAAAACAAAATCTATATTAATAGTATTATATAGAATTATATTTTTCATATAATTTACTTCTAGCATAATACTTACGTATAGATACATATAAGGATTAAGACATACCCATGTCTAATGATGCAAATATTTTCAGTGGCACACCTGCCCCTGCTGCAGCAGCTACGCTGCAAAACGATCAATCTAATACTAACTATGCAGACCTGCTTAGTACGATTAAGAATGAACGTGGTGAAGTTAAGTATAAGGATGTTGCTACTGCTCTTGAAGCACTTCGGCATTCCCAAGAGTTTATCCCTCAATTGAAGAGCGATAATGAGAAAACTGCAGCACAGCTAGCAGCCCTCAGTGCAGAAGTAGAACGCTTAAAGAACATTGAACAATCCGTTGCTCAACTCAATCTCCAAAATACTGCAGCACAGGGCACTCCTGCAGCGCAAGTATCTCCGGATGATGTAGCACGACTTGTGAATCAAACTCTTTCGCAGAGAGAAGTAGAAACCATTCAGCGAAATAATCTCAACTCTGTAGTTGAGTCTGTGCAGAAAGCTCATGGAGACAAAGCACAAGAAGTTTTCTACGGTAAGGCGAAAGAGTTAGGAATGTCAGCAGAACAGATTAATAGTTTAGCTGCACAGTCTCCTACAGCAGTATTGAAGTTATTTGGAATTGATAAGAGTGCTCCCCCTCAGGTTACAGGACTACCTAATACTGGCAGTTCTGTTAATACTACTGGTCTCATTCCTAATCAAGAAACCTATATTGGTCGAAATAAAGCCTCAGCTTTAGTTGGCGCAACAACGGCAGACTTGCAAGCAGAACGCGAAAACAGCAAGAAACTGGTTGAAGAGCTACATAGTCAAGGGCTTTCGATGTCTGATTTATCTGACCCTAAAGTATATGCAAAACGCTTTGGTGGTTTTTAATTAAGAAAAGGAAAATATTAAGTGAGTCAAAACCGCACTAATAGTGCAGCTTTTATTGAAGCAGAACAGTACAGTGCATTTATCGTCCGCAACTTACACGACGGTATGCTGCCGGGTTCGTTCTGGCGTAACGTATCGGACTTCGGTTCGGGCACTACGCTGAACATCAAGACCATCGGTACTGTCACTGTTCAAGATGGTGCTGAAGAAGTTCCGTTCTCGTATTCCCCGATTGAGTCGGGCACTGTCACTATGACCATCACCGATTATGTTGGCGATGCTTGGTATGTGACTGATGAACTGCGTGAAGATGGCGCTCAAGTTGAAGCTCTGATGGCTGGCCGTTCGGCTGAGTCCACCCGTGCTATTCAAGAAGTGTTTGAGTCGCGCTTCCTTGCGAAGTGTAATTCTATTCAAACCAATGCTAATGCCAATCTGGTAAATGGCTTTGCTCACCGTATTGCTTCGACTGTTGCTACTAGCGGCTCTGAGAATACTCTGGCTCTGTCTGATATCGTTGCTATGAAGCTGGCTTTTGATAAAGCCAATGTCCCCACTGCTGGCCGTGTTGCGATCCTTGATCCTGTCACTGCTGCCACTCTGGATAAGCTGGTTTCGATCAGTCGTGATGTCACTCCCTTCGGTCAGAAGATTCTGGAGAACGGCTTTGCCCGTGACCACCAGTATCTGATGAACCTGTATGGCTTTGATATTATCACCTCGAATCGTCTGCCGAAGGGCACGTTCTCGGATGGTACTACCTCGGTTACGGGCGCTGTTGCTAACGTGTTCATGAGCGTTGCTGATGACAACACCAAGCCTATTATGGGTGCATGGCGTCGGATGCCTCGCGTTGAAGGCGAGCGGAATAAAGACCTGCGTAGGGATGAGTTTGTTACCTCCTGCCGTTGGGGTTTCGGTGGTCAGCGTGAAGATACGCTTGGCATCTACATCACTTCTGCTACGAAGTATTAAGGAGACCTTATAATGGGTTACGAAAATTCTGCTGCAATCGACGTTTACAACCACTATGGTGTCCGTACTACGGGCGGCACTATTGGTGCTGAACAAAGCTCGAACTCCACTTACACCATTAAGATTGATCTGACTGGTCAATCCATTGCTGATAATGTGGCTGGCTTTATTCCTGAGGTTTACGTTAAGAAGGGTATGTTGCTGAAATCGGCTGTTCTGCGTGTTGATGAAGTGTTCGTTGTTACGGGCACCTCTCCTCACTTGGAGATTGGCTCGTATGGTTCAGTTGCTACTGATGGTATCGAAATCACTGAAGCTCAACTGGAAGCTCTTGGCACCACCCTCCTGTCCTCGACGGGTGCTGGTACTTGGGCTACGGCTAGTGCTGGTGGTATTGCTGCTGATGCCAAGATTGGTTTTGTTCTGGAAGGTGATACGGCTATCGCCGCTACTTCTGGCAAGGCCACTGTGATTCTTGAGTTCGTGTACAACACGAAGATTTAATCACTTGTAACAAACTAAAGGGAAGGTCGCTGCTAAGGCTTCCTTCCCTTTTTTCATTTATAGGGTTTAACCCCGGAGAATATCATCACAATCGAACATACAATCATCACCGATCCATACCTTCATGAACCTAAAGGTATAGCTGCAGCGGCAGCTAATAAGGTTTATGTTTCAGATGGCCTTGGGAGTGGTGGATGGCAAAAAGTAGCTGTCACTCAGCTTGACAGCACAGGAAAAGAATATGGACATCTGATTACAGCAGATGGCACTGGTGGCACCACATGGGATAATGCGGTATGGCAAGATAATGTAGGTTCTATTATCGTCCGTGGTGCAGGAGCTAATGATCCCACATTTGAATTGGTTACTGGCTCCACAGCGATGTGGGCATATAGCTTCAGTGCTACAGTGCTACAACAGTTCTGGACATGCTTCCATATAGATCATGACTATGCACCTAACACTGTGATTTATCCTCATGTGCACTGGTTCAATGCCGCTGCTGTGCCTAATACGGGTAATGTTCGTTGGGGCTTTGAGTATGTAGTAGCTAAGGGCCACTCTCAGCAAGCTTTCCCATTGACTGCTTCTACCACAGTATATAAAACTCAAGCTTCTAGTGCAACTCGCTATATGCACGCTATTGCAGAAGTTGCTATTGGAGATGCTATCCCTGCCACCAATCTTGAACCTGACTCCTTAATTTATATGCGAGTGTTCCGTGACGCTGCAGATGCAGCAGACACTTGTACAGATAAGGTGTATGCTTTCTTAGCAGACTTGCACTATCAAGCTGATGCTTTTGGCACTCTCAACAAAGCTCCTAACTTCAACGCATAATCATGGCTAAGCGCACTCTCTTAGAAATTGTCCAAGAGATTCTTAATGACTTGGATTCAGATGAAGTTAATAGCATCAATGACACTGTAGAAGCTGCACAAGTAGCTA